GATCAGTACCCCTCGTTGTAGGCGCGGAAAGCGTCAGCCTCGGCATCGGGCACTGGTGAAAGCCCTGCCACATTCTGACCAGGAAAGAAGTGCTGTACTGCAGTCTTGGCAGCGCGAAGAGAGTTGAAGCCCGTGGTGTAAGGGCCGTCCGTAATAGCGCTGTCAATGCTGAAACGCGCTCGGTAAAGCTTTCGCGTTCGCGTGCGGTGTGGACCGAGGATCAAAACAGGTGCCGCGGCGCTGCTGTCGATGCGCTGTCCATCAGGACCAACAAGCGGACCAGCTACAACATCGCCGTAGCGATGGGTGATGCGGATGCGCAGACCTTCGGCTGAATCGAAGTGACTATCACCGCGACCAGCTGCACCAGCGGGAGGCAATATGCCTTCTTCTCCGCCCTCGGTTAAGTCCTCTTCCTCCGGTTCCGCAGGCTGCTGCATTGCCTGCATCTGAGCCTGGTAGCCAGCCATCTGCGACTGGAACTGAGCGTCCGCTGATGCAATGAGCTGCTGCGTTACCTGTTCGTTGAGCTTGGTCTCGATGCTGTAATCAGTGCCTCCGAAACGAGATTCGCGCACTTCGAGGGCGTTCAACACGCCGTACTGCAGATATTGGATGTCGGAAGCAGCTTTCAACTGCATCAGCTCAACCTTCTCCTTATCCGTCTGGGTGAAGACAGAAGGGAAGTGGACTGACCACGACTCGGGAATACGCCCTCGGGTTGGACCTTCCCGCGAGGCCATGATGTAGGTGAAGACCTCCGTGATCGGAGTACGGCAGTAAACCTCCTGCCACTGCTCCACAAGCGAAGACCACACACGCTCCTCAAAGCGGCCTTCCTTGCCCAAGCCGCCAGGGGAGTCGCCCATCAGGATTGAAGCCGGCCAGCCTGTTGCTGCCTGCAGATCCTTGATAAAGGGATCAGTTGCGGTGGCGATGTTGCTCAGTGCTCGGTTGATGAAGTTGATGTCTTCCTCAACGTCCACCACCATGCCGCCGTAAACGCTGCGGCTGAGGTTGTTGGCCTCAAGGCGCTTGCGTAGGTCTGCTTCGTTGCCGGCCGCAATGCGGTTGAAAAGCCCGGGAATCTTGTGAACGAACACATCCGAGTCGGAAGTCATCGACTCCAAGCCGGACATCGCGGTCTCGTAGCGCTTGAAGGCGTTCCAGATCAGCTGCAGCACTGATTGGCCCCAGCCGGTGTTGCGGGAGCGCTGGTTCCAGGGCAGAAACAGGCCATCGAAGCGTGCAACGCGCGTGTGGTGGATGCGGATGTTGACGTAACCGCTTCTCTGATCCGGTGTGATCCGCTGGCTGGTGGTGATGCGGTAGTGCGAAGGACGGGAGTAATCCGTGATCGAGAAGTCCTCGGGGATTAGCTCGTGGCGAGAAAGCGGCACGTAGCCGCGGATAGCGCGGATGCGGTTCATCTCGACCGGATCCTCTGGTGCACCGCCGTCGTCGATCAGCAGCACAAGGCCGGCGCCGCCATAGAGGCGCTGCAGCTTGATGACTTCCGACAGAGCGAAGTGGAACTGCGAGGCCTGCAGGAACTGCTCAAAGCGGGTAAGGAGGTCTGCGTTATCCGAGGCGTCGTCGCCACCCAGTTTCATAGTGGGACGGTGGCGCAGAATCTCGTCACTAATAGCGTCGACGTAGCGACGCGGGATGCCATTGGTGTATAGAGATTCGAGTTCAGCCTCGGTTAGCAGAGTCTGAAAGCTGACACTTGTTGCGGTTGTTTTATCTTTTGACGGCACACCTAGACCCGTTAGGGCATTAACTAATGCACCGTCATTCCGGTAATTGTCTGAGGATGCAGTAGTCATGGCACAAGCGGGCTCGGGGAGGAGCTGTTAGCAGAATAGCTGCTTTGTGGATGGCGTCATAGATAAGTAGTACCAGATGCAGGTGAATATGGTAACGCAAAAATGCATCTGGTAACGTGCGGCTGCATCTGGTAACGTACATTTGCACCCGGTAACGTACTTGTATGGGGGTTGACAGCCTCCCCTCGCTAATCTGAAACAGCCACCTGAAGGGGAATGGTTGACCATCAAATCGATGGACCACATCTTCTAACCAAGCGGCAGGCCAAGCAAAGATTTCGCGAAGGGATCCTCAACAGCTGGGGGTCCCTTTGCGCTTATTGCGGCAAACCAGGAGACACGCTCGATCATGTTCGCCCTCGGTGCAGAGGTGGACGCAGTGATCGCAGCAACATGGTGTGCTGCTGCGCTGCCTGCAATCGCGCTAAAGGCAGTGAGCTCGACTGGCGTGCCTGGTTTCGTCGCCAAAGCGCTTGGTCGCCACGCCGTGAAGCCGCTATCAGACTCTGGGTTGAAGCGGACTCGCAAGGCTGGGCAGCTGCCTAGATATTGTCGAAGAAGCTCGCAGTAGCAGGCGTCTCCGGGATCAGCGAACAGGCAAAAGCCAGCGCCATCACAGTGTCGTCGTGCGCTCCGCTGGCGGCCTCGCGGCTGCCGTTCTCGCGTTGCTGAAACGCTCGGAGTTCGTCCGCGATGATCCCCGCAGGAAACAGCAGCTCTTCCCGCTCAAGCAAATACAAAATTCGATCCGTTGCCACTGTCTTGGACGCACGACTGGTGTTAAAGGTTTCAATGGCATAATTTGGCAGCACATGCTGCAGTGCTTCAGCGATAACAGCGCCCATCGCCTGCTTCTCCACAATTACGCGCTGTGGCATGTAGTCCTCAATTAAGGCTTTTACATGTTTCAAGCTGTAATCGGTGCTCTTGCCGTTCTCTCGGTACATTCCGACGACCTCGTAGGGAGCGCTCGTCACGTCCAGAACCATTGCAACGAAGTAGTCGTTGCCTCCAGCATTCGGGTCGACCCCAATCACATAAGTGCGGTTGATGGAGCCGCACTCCCGCCAGTGGCCGCGGGAAGCCTGGGCAACCAGCTCGGTGGGGTAGATCTGCGTGTCAGTGGCGCCGAAGGTGAGCTCGTACTCGGAGTTCCAGGCTGCCAGTGTCATCCGACGCGACTCACGTGTACGGCGTGCCCAGTCGGGGTCTGCACCGTAAATCGGATGCTGCGAGTAATGGATGGCGACCTTGTTCCAGTCACCCTCGTCCGCGTGCCACAGCTGGCCGAACCAGTCCAGCTCCGTGTCGGGTGTGGACACCACGATCACCTTGGCGTCGTCGCCCACCATGGACAGCGTGGGCATAGCGCCGCGGTAGATCTCGGCAGCACCCTCGAGGAAGGCGGCCTCGTCCATGAAGAGGACGGAGCAGCTGGGGATACCACGAGCGGCGCGGGGTGACGCCGGCAGGAAATACAGCGTGCCGCGGCCTTCGAATGCGAGTTGCGTGGTGCTATCAGTCAGATAGCGCACCGACTCGCCGCGGAGGCTATTCGCCATCGCACGCACGCGGCGGCCAAGCTCGGAGGCGTCCTGCTGCGTCTTGGAGAAGATCACCGCAGCAAAGCCACGCTCGGTGAGGGCGCGGCACAGCAGGTAGTTGCATACGGTCTCGGATACGCCGGTCTGTCGGGACTTATTGACCAGCGTGTTCGGGTTCTCGTTGATCGAACGGATCAGATCTATCTGGTACGCATACGGATCGAAGGGCGCGATCGTGCCGCTCGTGCGGATCCACGTGCGTCGTGCGAACGACGGCCAAGCCTCCACGCCGGGGAGCTGCCCCTGCGTAGGACTAGCAGGCTCGTACAGCGCAGCACGGGCTTGACGGCGGGCTAGTTCGGTCTGAAGGCGCTCTACGCGCTTGCGGAGGCTAGAAACAGATGCCATCAGCTTTCGAAGTCCGCAGGATCAGCAGAAGGCAGCAGTAGGTCGTCGTCCTCGGGGGCAGCGGATGGTGCATCTGCTACCGCGTCATTGGCGGCCGTAAGCCGCAGCAGCTGGCGCTCTAGGTCAGCAATCTGGCGCTCCAGGATGCGGCGCTCTTGATAAGCCTGCGCACCGCTCATCAACGTGCGGGCAGCGGCGATGCGATCAGCAGCGCGGGCGTCGTCGTTATTGATGATCTCATCGAGAACACGGATGGCATCAGGAATTGTGCTGATGTTCATGCCACCGGTCTCGGAAAGCAGGTCCTGCTGAATCCGGGCAATGGCTTGCTGCACCGCTGGGCGCTGCCGCCATGTGTAGACCGACTTTTCGCTTACTCCAAGCTGACGCGCGGTCTCTCGGATGGTCTTTCCCTGCGCAAGAAAAGTGGCAGCAATGCGCTGCCTTTCGTTAAGTCCATCCGGGCCGTAAACGCGATCTGCCACAGGGTTAAAGGTTCCTATAAGTTCATACTATAGGGAGAACTTACCGCCTGTTTTGAAGCAAGGCAAGCTCAAATGCGGGCAGTTATTACGCGCTCGGGTTGGTCCTGGTACTTACCTGCACGGGTCGCATAACAGGTCTCGCATGGTGCGCCGCGGAAGAACAGCGCCTGCACAATGCCCTCGCCTGCATAGATGCGGCACGGTGAGCTGCTGCTATTGCTGAACTCCAAGGTCAGGTGGCCATGCCATCCCGCTTCGCCTGGGGTCGTATTGGCAATCACGCCGCAGCGTGCGTAAGTACTTTTACCTATGAAAAGCGCAGTTACGTCGGGCGGCAGCGCCAGATGCTCAATGGCGACGCCAAGGCCGTAGCTATGCGCCGGAAGGACGAAATAGGACTCGCCCTCGGGTGTGTACCGCAGCGGCACCGGAACCAGGTGTGCGCTTTGAAAGTTCTTCGGGT